GGATATATCAAATCCGTTGAAGTCGAGGTGGGCGCCCATACCGTCGACGTTGGAGTCGCAGGGTCGAATGAGGTTTTTACTAATTACGATATGACCACTGCGGTAGGAACCATAACCCTGATGAACTCTGGATGGCTCAAGACAACGTTGAGCGGTTATTGCTTTTCAGCGGCAGATACCATTGACGCGACCTACGACCATGAAACCGATGGCGGGGAGTGGTATCTGTACATCGGCGGATATTTCCTGGACTAAACCTATAACTTAACGACATTGATCTGAAGGCGCGGGTATTGTGCCCGTGCCTTCTGGTTGAAATTACATTTTATACCAAAGGGAGGCTTACAAGATGGCTGACGAGTATCTCAGAAAAACCGATACTGGTGTCATATTTATTCGATCGGATAAATTGGCGAAAAGAAACGACATGGTTCCCTGTGACAAAAATGGGCGCCGTTTATACCCCGAAGGCGATGAACCCGGGAACTCAACCGACATGGAAATCATGGGAAGTAAATATACCGTTCCGGATGCTCTTCTTGGCGTCATCGATAAACTGAAGGATGCGGCCGAGGCCGAAGATAAGAGCGCCGCCAGGGCGAAGGTGAAAGAGGCCAACGATCAATTGAAGATTTCTCTGGCCGAAAACAATGAGCTTCGCAAGAAGGTGATCGATCTGGACGTAAACCTGAAGGATCTTCAGGCCAATGCGTCGAATCTCACCAAGGAAAACAGCGCCCTTAGAAAATCTTTTGATCTGGCTACGGGAACCATCGAGGATAAAGACAGGGAAATCAAGGATCTGAAAGCTCAACTCAAATCCAAATAAGGGGCTGCTGCCATGGGCACCGTACTTGCAAGCGCGATACTCAGCAGGGCCGCCACTACCATTTTGGATGTTGCTGCAACTAGGTGGCCCGACGCCGAAAAGCTGATTTATCTTAACGATGGCCAGAGGCTTGTTGTTTTGTATAAGCCGGATGCCGGAGCGATAATCGATATCTACCGGCTTGGCCCGGGAACAAGGCAAAGAATCCCAGACGGAACAAGTGTCTATCGAAATCTTGACGGCGATATTATGGGCGAAGGGGTTCTTCTTCTGGACCTCATAAAAAATATGGGGATAGACGGGGAAACCGCTGGCGGCTCCATAGATCCGACCGATCTTCAGGTGCTTAACGCCTTTAATTCAAATTGGCATGCTGCTACTCCAGCCGCAGACGTCCAATCATACGCACTTGACGAACGATATCCATCTTATTTTTTTGTGTATCCACCTCAGCCCTCCCAACTTTGGGATAAGGCTGCCAGCGTTTTTAAGTCTGGAACTTATAGTTGGGGTGCTATTGGGGCAAATACCATAGCCAATGTTTCAAATAAACTTCAAATAACCTATGTTGCATCAGCCCTAGGGGCGGCCGTTGACCTGAATGATGCGGAAGACCTCACCTCCGACCTCACGGTTGGCGCTGAATACGTTCTTACGTGCAAAGCAAAATATACCGGAGGAGCGGCAGGAGCAACCTTGTCCATTGGCGAATTGGACGTTGTTGCGGAAGTATCGACAGCGCTTACAACATCGGAGCTTACTTATTCCATACCATTCACAGCTACCCATGCCACAAATATGCGTTTTCAGCTTGCAGGAATGGGGGCGGCAAACATTGTCACGATCGACGACATTGTCCTTTCTAAGTCTCCCGGATATGTGGAAATATCATATCCTGCACTTCCTGACGACGTGGCAGCGGTAGGTAACACAATCAACCTTTCCGATAGATTTCAAACGGCCCTTTATTACTATATCGTTCACCGGTGCTATTCAAAAGATGCGGCGCTTTCGCCGTATAATGCATCCAGAGCCATTGAATATTGGAATCTGTTCGTAACGGAACTTGGTAGGATGGACATGATGAAGAAAATGACAAGCCCGAATACCATGCAGCCCAACCCATCACCAGCAATTAAAGAGGCGCGGTAATGACAAACATATCAAGTTTTCGCGGTGGGGTTCTTTCCGAAGTGATCGGATGCCCTCCGCTGATAGTCGATCAGGCCGTCGTCGATGCGATAATTCAACTTTGTAGGGATGCGTCGCTTTTTGTCAAATCTTTTGAGCATGATGTTGATGCCAGCGCCGACGTAGATACGACCGACAACGATTCGATAACAATCGATCTATCAACTTACGTTTCCGACACATTGCGGCCGATTACCGTTAAAGAACTTAAAATTGATGGGACCAAATGGGAAACAACCGAGAAAGAGCTTGAAAATGATGTGGCTGATATTTCTCTTTACGGGATAACAAGCACCAAATTTTTTAATTTCCCAACCATCGGAACGATAAAGATTTATCCCATGGACACAACCGACGATGTGGCAGTTTACCTCGATATGGTATGGGTACCTCTCCGAACAATGACCTCCATCGATGACTTTATCTTCGATAATCACAGGGAAGCGGTCGAGGCCCGTGCGAAATGGAACCTGATGAATCAACCGGAAAAGAAATGGACCAACATCGATCTTGCCATGCTTAAATTGTCTGAATATTCAAGAAAGATGGAAGAGGCCAAAATTGCCAAATTAATGGGATATACCTTTGGTTCAATGCGGGTAAAACAGATGAGGTTTTTTTGAATATTAAGCAAAACATATTCTCCGGCGCCCGTCCGAGTGCAGCTATTTCCCTTTTAGGGCCAGGCGAAGCCCAGATAGCGCAAAACTGCAAACTCGAAAAGGGCGATCTTCGGCCGTGGAAGCAATACAAAAACGTGAAGGTGGTCTCCGGGTTGGGTACGCCGCAAACCCTTTACCTCCATAAAAAAGACGAGGTTGATTTTTGGATTGCGGAAAACGGCGAATACGATTTTGCAAGGAGCCCGGTCGCAGGCGATACGCACAACCGTCTTTATTTCACTGGTGGATCCGAACCAAGAGTAATCGCCGACGATTTATTTGCAGATACGCTTGATTTCCATTCCGATTATTACAAACTCGGGGTCCCGGCGCCCGTAGCCGCCCCAACTATTGATGCTGGATATACCGCTGGTTTAACATATCGCGCCTATGTTTACAGCTATGTTGTCAGGCTCGGAAGTGACAATATGGAAGAGGGGCCTCCGAGCCCATTTGCAGCGGTCGAAGATTATGGATCAGGCGACGTGACGCTTTCCGGATTCACAGAACCGCCAGCAGACAGAGAAATAGGAACCATTTATGTTTACAGGACGAACTCGGCTACCTCCGGGATAGCGGCTTTTCAGTTTGTTGGTGAATTTCAAACAGCTGGATTTGATTTCGCAGCTGGTACGTTCACCGATGGCGTAGCGGAGGCCGACCTCGGGACCGATGGGCCACAGCCGGAGACATTTATTCCACCGCCAGCAGGCTTGAAGGGGTTGATAGCCCTGGTCAATGGAGCGTTTGCTGGGTTCGTCGGCAATGTCGTTTACATATCGGAACCCAACTTGCCTCACGCATGGCCTTATGAGTATCCGGTTGATTCAATGATTATCGGGCTCGGCTGGTTTGGCTCCACCTGCGTTGTTTTGACCGATTCGCATGTTTATTTCCTTCTCGGTGCGCCGGAAGCTATGGAGGTTATGAAACTCGATGGGAAATATCCGTGCATATCGAAGCGCGGGATCATAAGCGATGTTGGCCAGGAGGGCGGAGTAATTTTCCCGACAGAAGATGGCTGGGCAATGACCAACCAGAACGGCGTAAAGACAATCAGCATTCCTTTTATCGATCCGACATCATGGAGGGACAATTTCCATCCTACGACTACCCACGCTTATTTCTACGAGGGCAAAATCTTTGCATTTTCGGCGAGCCAGTCATACGTCATCGATTTTAATAATGACAGGTTTACGACCCTGAACGTCTATCCGGATGCATGCCACAGGGCAAGAGGCACAGGGACGTTCTATATCATAAAGGCCAACGAGGACACTGTTGGGACGCCCGACTCCGACCATGCCATTTACCAGTGGGAAGCCGATGGCGATGATTTTTTGCAATTCACATGGCGGAGTATGAAGAAAACGCTTGCATATATAACCAACTTTTCGGTTGCCCGGGTGATCCGGTCCGCCGCTGAACTGGCAACGATTGAAGGCACGATAGTTGATAACGATGCTGCCGCGGCGGCAAATCTTTTATTAATCGCCACTGGCGACATTGGCGGAGATATCGGCGATGAAGAAATCGATGGTATCGAAATCGACGGCGACGGGCTTGCGATCGTTTTGGATCTCGATATCAATGCCGATCTCACCTTTAATTTGTACGCAGATGGAACATTGATCCACACCGAAACCGTCCAGGACGATGAACCTTTTCGGTTGCCTGCAGACGTTCTCTACAAACATGTTGAGTACGAAGTGATCGGATATGTTCCGATAATCGAAATAGCCCTTGCGACTTCAGTGGAGGAATTGGACGGGGTGCCTAATGCCTGATCCTAAATTGAGACCAATTCCAGACGTTCCGATGGGTATTGATAAAAAAACATGGGACTTTCTGAATGTCATTAAGCACAAC